ACAGTTAATGAATATATGGGTAGAACGTTATAGGCCGACTAAACTGGCCGATATGGTACTATCTGAGTCTTTACGTACGTTCGTAGAAGAATGTAAACGTAAAGATGAAATACCTAATATGTTACTTGTTGGTAATGCAGGTACAGGTAAGACCACATTAGCAAAAGTAATAATAAATGAAATACTAGATGCACAATACTTGTACATTAACGCAAGCGAAAAGAACGGCATTGACGAAGTCCGTACCTCTATTCTTACGTTTGCTCAAACTAAGAGCCTGGACGGCAAAATTAAGATCATCTTTCTGGATGAGTTTGATAACTTTACTGATGCAGGTCAAAGAGCTCTGCGTAACGTTATGGAGGAGTACGCTGGTAATACCCGTTTTATCCTCACTGGCAACTATCTACATCGTATTATCCAACCAATTCAGTCTAGATGCCAAGTTTTCACTGATTTTACTCCTCCTATTGGAGAATATGCTAAACGAATAAGTTTTATTCTACGTCAAGAAAAAATACAGGTAGGTAAGGAACAGATAGAAAAGATTAAAGAGGTTATTCGTTATCATTATCCGGATTTACGAAGAATTATTAACTATATTCAACGTAGTGTTGTTGATGGTGTATTGTCTATTAGTAACACAATTAATAACGAGGGATTCGCACAAGAGATCCTGGATAAAACCGTGAACAAAGAAGATCTTACGTCTATACGTAAATTCGTTATAGAGTCGGAACAAACCTTTGGAAATGACTATCCTAAGTTAATGAAAGATCTGTTTAATGCGGTGTATAAGAGCTCTATATCAGAAGATAAAAAAAGACTTGCATTGCTGCAAGTCTCTGAATATCTTTATCGTTCAGCTTTAGTAATGGATCAAGAGATCAATTTCTTTAGCTGCTTAATAGCATTAACTACCGTGGTGTGAGAATTTTGAAGCTTTAATTGCTGAAGCAGGATCGTTTACATCCCCGCCTGGTAAAAATGTCTTTTTAGGTGCTTTAAAACTAATATCTTCTGATATAGCTTCTTTCTTACAAGCACATACATTTTTACCGCAAATAGGGCAAACAGCTTCATCTAATTCGTCATTAGAAATTGCTTCTTCATCTCCGTCAGTAGTTGGAGAAGTAGTAAATTCATTTGCTACTTTTTGAATTGCTTCTCTGTCTTGATTTAATTCATCAAGTTCAGTTGGATCTAATGGAGTACCATCCATGAATACTGCAGCTACAGCCATTGCCGAGCTATAATCAGGATCGTCTAAATCAACGTTATCAAGTTCAACTGAACTTAAGTCAACGTGTTTACCGTTAATGTAAGGACCTTCATTAGGGTTCTTAGCAGGTGCATATTCAGTTTCAATGGAATTTTCTGCACCACCGGCTAATTGGTTACCATCAGGAGAACCTACTCCACCTGACATTGTACCTACATCTTCGTTAAGAATCTTAATGTAAAGGCTATCTAAAGCGTTTTCAGTTTTTTGTAGTGTAGATTCTTTTAGCTCTTTAGCTTTCTCTAAACCTTTTACTTTAGGTGGTAATTCATCATTATAAGAATTTGCACCTACAGAAGGTTTTGTATTTTTTTCAGCTAATTTGTAATCGCCTTTTTTGATCCAGTTTTGTTTTTTACCGAGCTCGTTCTGATCTTCAACAGCTTTACCTTTATGCCATTTGTGTTTACCAAACTCGGTTGGTCCTGAAACACGTTCTTCAGTATCTTTTTGTCCATCCGGTACAGAAGCTAAATCAGCACCTGTATTAATTTCTTCTAAACATTCAACTGGTATAGTAACTAAATTACGCCATGCACCTGGTGCATACTCTTCATAACAATCAGCAAGATTAGCTGGTGCAGCTCCTGAACCTTCTGCACTGTATCTAGACGCTACACTATCGTTATGTAAACGTCCAACTCTAATGTTGTTTCCAGTTTTAATGATATATTTGATACGTTCTTTAACATTCTCGCCTAACTTTTTAAAGTTTTCGTTGTTCTCGTAGCCGGATTTTAATTTTACAACATCTCCAACTAAAAACCCGTTTCCGTTAGTATAACGATCATAGGCTTCCTGGAATAAAGAGTTAAACTTACTGTTTTTCATATAATGATAATACTTACTCCTTCCCTAAGTATTTTACAATGCCATCCATAAGTTTTACAGGTTTACAGAAAAGTACAGTTTCTACTAAAAACTATACATATTCTGATTTGCATTTAGATTTCGCTAACCCTATAGTTAAAGACTTAACTTCAGATTATGATGCAGCGGCAGTAAAGAATTCAATTTACGCTCTATTCAATACATTACCTGGTCAGAATTTATTAAATCCAACATACGGATTAAATTTAGCTCAATACTTGTTTGAACCTGTTTCTTCGGTTATAGGTAACAGAATTGGTAATGCCATATTAAATGGATTAACTACATATGAACCTAGAGTAACTGTACAGAATATAAACATACAGATGAATCCAGACGAGCAAACTTATTATATTGAATTAAATATAACAATGCCTTATTTAAACAACAGTACTCTTGTTGTACCTGGAGTCTTAAGTAAGTCAGGCTATATCCTTTCCTAAAGATGTCAACAACATACACAGACGCATCAGCATTAAACATTCAGCCAAACGAATATATTGCGTTTGATGCTACAACCATTAGAGATTTTATACGTAACCGTTTAACACAAAGCGGCTTGTTCACAGATCAGTATCTTGAAGGCTCCAACCTCAACGCAATCACTAGTATTATTGCGTACTCGTTTCACACATTGATGTATTATCTAAACAAGACTTCATCCGAGTCTATGTTTTCAGATGCACAGATTTACGAAAATATTAACCGTGTTGTAAAGTTAATTAACTACTCTCCAATCGGCATACAAACAGCAACTACAACGTTTACGTGCTCTGCTACTAGTGATCTAGGAATAGGTTCATATACTATACCGCGTTATACTTTTATCCGTGTTGGCAACTCTCCATACACCTTTAATCAAGATGTTACTTTTACAAAAACACTTACTGTAGGTCAATATCTAGAAAATATAGGTAACCAGACGATTCTTTATCAAGGTAAATGGACTGAGTACCCACTATACAACGCTTTAGGATTAAGCAATGAAACAGTATTTGTTGCTCCTGGTAGCGCAGTTTACGTAGATCATTTCAATATTGATGTATATGTAAAAGACATTACCACTAAGAAATGGTCACAATGGACTCGTACAGAATCGTTATATCTACAAAATGCTACAGACACAACATTTGAAGTAAGATACAATGAAAGTCGTAATTACGAATTAAAATTTGGTGATGGTATTAACGGTAAAGCTCTTAATTCAGGGGATACCGTTGCCGTATATTATTTGGTATCTCAAGGCACACAAGGTGAAATCAGCGCTAGTGCATTAGATAATTTACCTGCTGTAATATATAGCACAGGTCAATGGAACACCATACAAGCTGATGTGTTTAGTACAGATTTACAGTATCTAGATGATACCAATATAACTACATTACAGTTTGATAATGCTAACCCATCTACTGTATATACTGATGCGGAAAGTCCTGATAGCATTCGTTCAAATGCTCCTGCTGCATTTAAATCTCAACATAGATTAGTAACTGCACAAGACTATAAAAACTTTGTACTATCTACATACAATAACATTGTACAAGATGCTAATGTATATAGCAATAATGATTATGTTAACAATCACTTGCGGTACTTGTATAATATTGGTTTAACTAACCCTAATCAAGATAACAGAGTATTATACAATCAAATTGCATTCTCTACTGCATGTAATTTCAATAACATTTACATTTATGCCTTACCAAAGGCTACCCCATTAAATACAAATAGTAATATAAACTATTTAACACCAGCGCAAAAATCTCTTATTATAAATGGCGCTGCTGATAAAAAAACTTTAACTTCAGACGTCATTATTATGGATCCGGTTTATAAAACCGTAACAGTGGGTTACGGTGACGGAACTGATGCTGATATTAATACTATTATTTCACAAACTAGATTAGTAGTAAAATTAGATCGTACAGCAAAGATTTCTACCCAGCTTATACAAAACAAAATAACAGGTATCGTACAGTCTTATTTTGATCCAGCTAACATAACACTAGGTTTTAATATTGACTTAATTACATTAGCTGCACAGATAGAAAGTATATTAGGTGTAAGCAATGTATACACACAACGCTTAGACACTAGTGCAATTATACAGGGTATATCTTTAGTAGTATGGAATCCTTCTTATCCTGATAATGATATAACAATTACATCTAAAAACTATCAACTACAAAACTTCCAAGCGCTTTATTTTAACGATATTACCGACTTCTCAAATCGTATTATAGTTACATCAGATGTTACTCAAGACACGTCTGTAATAACCATTTAATAAAAAATGGCTATTTCAAATTACATAAACACTGCAGGGTTTACCACTCAAATAGCAGACACTCGGGTAACTGCTACGAGTGGTTACGCTCTCGCAACGCCTGTAATGATTACAGTAAGTACTGTAACCGGCGTACAACCAGCTACTGTACTTAACTTATATTCTTTATTTGTACAGTACGGGGACGGTACTGAATTAGAGATCACTCAAGTAACTGATAGTATTATTACGAGCCCACCACACACGTATAACTGGCCTGGAGAGTATGAAATTAAATTAATTGTTATACCTAAAGATGGTTCTGCATCTGCTATATATTCTAATACATTTACAGTATGGAATTATATTGTAGACAATTTATCATGGGTATATACTAAATGGCCAGATGTCGGTAACAATTTATCTTCTGGTGCTTTGTTTCATGGTTATCAATCTTGTCCGCCAGGATTCTTAAATCAGGCAACCCCTTTAACGTTTCAGTTTAATATATCTAATGTAAATTTACAAAATATTGTATTTAATTTATATGTAGATAATTCTTTATCTCAACCTTGGGAAGTTGCAACCCCTAACAACAAATATGCTCAATTAAGACCGCGGTGGAGGTTTACTGATCTTGAAGGTAATGTTGTCACTTCACTAACTGCAAGTAATTTCTCGCCTGTTTACATTAATTCATCAGGTAATATACAAGATAGTCCACTCAGCGGTACATTAGTTGGTTATACAGGGTTTGTAGATTTTTATTATATAGACGATTTACCATCAATGGGTTACGGTACTGTAGCAGTACCCACCATATACGTTACATATGAAACTAATGCTGTTTATAACCAGCAAGACGTAAACGATGTAAATGTACCTTCATATGCAAATTCTCAAGTTGGCCTTACCACTCAATTTTATGTAAAGACGCTATCAGCTGATCATTTAGGTATTACAATAGATGGCGGAACCATACCTTTACCAAATGTAATATGGCCAGACACCGATAGTACTTTTTTTGCAACCGTTAATAGTTCATATACTTCAGATCCAAATTTCAGTAACAAAGTATTACTAAATTATCCTTTACAAGGACCTGGTGCATTATATAATAACGTTAACGCTATAGTTACACCCACTAATGCTGCTACAGTATATAACACTTCTTTTAAATTTAATAGATACGATTATTTAAATAGGGACACTGGTGGTTATTATAAAAATATAATTAGTACATTACCAGCTTCAAGCATAGTTAATTTCGTTACAAGTGTACCCGGCACACTAACAACTACATTAATTTTAAGCACTGCTAATTTTAGCAACATAATTGAACCAGTACCAACGTACTACTCATTAGCAAATAGACAAGCCGTACTAGGTGCTAAGAGCCCTAGCGTGTTTGTTAGTACCGCAGTAATATCAGGTAGCTACACATTTAATATAACAGATTTTGAACAAACCTATTTTGTACGTAAAATAAATGAAAGCTTTAATTACGGAGAGAATTTACAATCATACGCGTTACAAGAATTTATAGCGAATGATACAAATTTAATAACTTTCCTATCTGCAATTGCTGGTGATAATGTACATCCTACAGAAAACTTTGGTACAGTAGCATACGAAAAAATAGCTAATTTTGTATCTAACAATCAAGATGTATATACTTCAGGTGTTAATCAATTATACTCTCTTGCAAGTATGATAGATACAAAGTTTGATAATTACAATTTTGTATTACCGCCTGTATTACAAAGACAATTTGACTTATACAGTACTCCTCACGAAAGACTCTGGGGTACAAGAGAAAAGTGGAATACTAATTTTGATGCCACCTCTGGCCATACCAACTTAGGAGATCAATTAACAGCGTATAACGTTTTTACCACCACTGTTACTGCTGGTAATTTAATTGTTATAAATGATGTATTTAATACAAGTTTTTACGAATTACTAGAAGTGCCTGTTATAAAATCATATAACGCTGTTGTTGAAATCTATGCAGCTAAGGGTATACCATTAGATCCGTATTTTACTAATTCATTATCGTATCCGTTAACAACTTACCCATTAAGCNGCGTTCTGTGGCTGGGGACTTAAATTACCAGTTGCAACGTATTACAAATTCTACGTATTTAATCCTGTTTATAGCAATACGCCTGTTAACAATCTTATTGACTGGAATCAATACACAGATGGCAGTTTATATACAACGTTAAATGAATCTGTATCTTCTTTAAGTGCGTGGTATGCTGATAGTGGCATACTTGAAAATATATATACATATTATATTACTGAAGGTTTAAATTTAATGCCTAGTAAATACTACAATCCGACCTAATGCTTACATTTCAAAAGTTTTTTAAAAAACCGCAAATAATAAAAGAAGCGGAAGAAAGTACCGACACAATGGGCGCGGAGATAGAAGGTCATTTGTCTCATCTGGAAGACCTTGCTATTGAAAAAGGTATAGACGGTTTTAATGAAGCATTAGTACAAGTAAATCATTTTTATAAACATATTATTGGTTTAGGTAGTATTAGTCAAACTGGTGTTAATTTAAAAGTTGATGGTTCGCCTTCTTTATTTTTCGGTGCTGATCCTGGCGGTAAACATGATCTATACAAAAAACGTTTAGGTCAGTTCTTTATTGCTACAAAATCTGTTTTCTCTTCAACTGAACCTAAATTAATTTACTCTGTAGAAGATGTAGATAAATTTTATACAGATGAAAGCCTAGAATTAAAAAATATACTTAAAACCGTTTTACCTTACCTTAAAGCAGGTTATGACGG